CGCCGCCTACCGTAGTGAGGTGGCGCAGATCAAGCGCACCTGGCCCGCAGGCGACCCCATGCGCGACGCCCACCTCTCCGGCCTGGTGCTCGAGCACCGCGTCGACGAGAAGGACTGGAACGTCATCGAGGTCAAGGACCTCACGGCATGACCGAGGTCAGCACCGAGATCATCGAGTTCGCCAACGCGATCCGTGACTGCCCCACCTGGCCGCCGGCCAACCGCGACGACTGGCCCGTGTGGGCAGACCCTGACCAGGTCCCCGACGTGATCTCCGTGCTCGCCGCCTGGGGCGCGCAGAAGAACAACGCCGACACGCACGTGCTCATGCCGCAGCGATACGGCTTCGACGCACAGAAGGTGCGCGACGTCATCGTCCAGCGCGTCATCATCGACCACCCGCGCGAGGCGCTGCTCATCGGTCAGGTGTTCTCCGCCGCGCTGAACGGTGACCCCGAGCTCGCCGGCATGCTCGCCGTCACGCTGCAGGACGCCAACGTGGAGGAGCAGGGGTGGGCGATCCTCGCCGCCGCGGACCTCTACCGCAAGCTCGTCGTGCCACGGCCGGCGCCGCGCCCGAAGCCGGGGCCGCGTCGATGAGCCGCATGCAGGGGGCGCTCTACGCCACCGTGCGCAAGCGCGACGGCGAGTGGCGCTTCGAAGTCCCGCGCACCGGGAACCCGCAGGACCCGTGGGCCGCCGGCACGGCGGACAGCCTGCGCGACGGACTCGTCCGAGCCCAGGCGGAGATCGACAAGATCCATCGCGCTCGCGTGGCGCGCGCGCACGCCGCCTCGATGGACGTGAAGGACTGCGCCCAGTGCGGCGACCCCAGCTTCCACTCGCGCGAGAAGCTCCCCGACGGGCGGGTCAAGCTCACCGACCGATGCGAGAGCTGCAACTTCCGTCACGTCACCACCGTCAGCCCCGACAGCTGACCACCAGATCCCTCCCGCAGCCAGGTACTGTGTACCCAGCAGGCGGGAGGGATCAGATGGCTGGCTACAACTTCGGGAACGGAACCGGCGGCGTCGGTGACTCCAACGGCAGCTTCATCGAAGGCCGGCTCTGGTACGACACCCGCCTCCCCACCGCCGTGCGAGACAGCGACGGCCGATGGCCCATGATCGTCACCTCCATCGAGGTCGTCGCCTCTGGGCGCGGCGGCCCCCGCCGGCTCTACGCCACGATCGGCGACGGATTTAACGACAACGCCCAGTCGGGTTCTGACTTCGACGCACCCGCCGGCCCCAAGGCCGAGCACGTGCACCGCATCCCCACGTTCAAGGTGATCGAGTACGGCGGCGAGAACAACCGCTTCGCGCGCATCCACCTCGGCACCCGCGGTGGCCCCTTCTACCACGGGCGCAACGGCCGCGGCCCCGGCACCGTCTTCGGCGAAGGCGGTTTCGCGCGAGGCGGGTCTCTGGCCGGCGGCATGATCTACGCCTACTCGCCGTCCGCCCCGAACATGCGCGCCATCACGTCGGCTCCCGACGGGCGCTCTGCAACCGTCGAGATGGATGCGCCGCGATCCGACGGCGAGTCGGGGATCAAGGGCTACCGGCTGCAGTGGTCCAAGTACGCGGACTTCCGCGAGCTCGCCGGCAGCTACGACGTCCCGCTCACCTCGGACATCGCGGGCCTCGATCCGAACACGCGCTACTACTTCCGCGGGGTCGCGCGCAACGAGGTCACCGACCGAGTCGGCTCGTTCGGTGGGCCCTTCTCGAACACCGGCGTCGTTGACACATCGGCGGGCTCCCTCGCGGGGGGCAAGATCTACACAGGCACGGGCTTCGCCCCAGCCAGGCACCGCGTCTACGACGGGACTCGCTTCGTGGACGCCAAGGCTCAGGTCTACAACGGAACAGGATGGGTGAACGCGCGATGAGCGGACCACGAGAGAGCCGAAGCAAGTTCGGCCACACGCTGCGGAAGCCGGTCGTTCTCGACGGCATGTTCCATTTCACGTACGCAGTGTTCTACCTCATCATCGGCAGCGCCGGAATCGCCGGGGCGATCTACTCCATCCCCTCGCTCGCGCGGACGACGGACGTGCTGTTCGCGGCCATCGCTGCCAGCTTCCTCGGGTTGACCTGTTACGCCTCCGGCGTCCTCGCACTCGTCGCTCGACCATGGGCGCAGGAGGCGGAGATCTACACGGGCCTCTCCGTCGTCATGTCCCTAGGGCTGCTCGCGTTCGGGCTCTTCACGCAGCTCATCGTGACGTCCGAGCAGGGCCGCCTCTACATCGCCATCTTCGCGGTCGGCGCCATCGTATTCCCGCTGTACCGTTCCGCCTGGATCGCCATCAAGCTGCGGAAGCTGCGCGAGGCAGAGCAGAAGCTGCGACAAGTCGACGCCCAGATCGCGAGCCTCGAGAAGGGCAACCAGGACTGATGCCCGGCTCTCTCCCGCTTCCCGAGTTCGGCACGCTGGCATCATGGATCGGCCTCGCGGTCACCATGCTGGGCGGCGGCAGCATCGGCACCTACCTGTTCACGAAGCGGAACCAGGACAAGAAGACCGACGCGGACGTCTTCGCGGCCGTCAGCACCGGCAGCGCCGAGCTCAAGAAGGCGGTCAGCGACGGGCAGGTGGCCGAGACCGACCGGCTCGTGAAGCTTACCGAGCAGGTCATCGCGCTCAGCGACGCGCTCGGTGCGCTGCGGTCCGAGAAGGACGCGCAGATCGAAGACCTGAACGAGCAGATCAGCACGCTGCGTCGGCAGAACTCCGAGAAGGACACGCTCGTCGTCGAGAGCCGCCGGGACCTGGACGAGTTCAAGGTGGCGGTCGGCCAGCTGCTCTCTGAGCTCCGCGCGCTCTGGCCGGCGCCGCCGTTCCCCGCGCTCACGACCGCGAACGAGCACCTGCTGGAGATCCTCAACCGAGGCCAGCCAAAGGGGTAGCGCCTACCCCGGCTCGCGCCTTGCCCACCGACCACTGCCCCGCGTAGAATAGCGGGGCAGTTTCATTGAGAAAACCTACCCGAGAGAAGGTGCCCCATGGCGGGCGAGACCATTATCACGATCGTCGGAAATCTGACCGCCGACCCCGAGCTGCGCTACACGCAGAACGGCGCGGCCGTGGCGAACTTCACGATCGCGTCCACGCCGCGCACGTTCGACAAGGCGAGCAACGACTGGAAGGACGGGGACGCGCTGTTCATGCGCTGCTCCGCCTGGCGCGACACCGGCGAGCACGCCGCATCGTCGCTGACGAAGGGGTCGCGCGTCATCGCGACGGGCCGCCTCCAGCAGCGCAGCTACGAGAAGGACGGCGAGAAGCGCACCGTCATCGAGCTAGAGGTTGACGAGATCGGCCCGTCACTCAAGTACGCCGTCGCTCAGGTGACGCGCGCGTCTTCGTCGGCCACCCAGCAGCGCAACCAGGGGCAGCAGAACGGCTACGGCCAGCAGCAGCCCCAGCAGGGCGGGTACCCCCCGCAGCAGCCGCAGCAGGGCCAGCAGCCCGGCGGCTGGTACGACGGGCCCCCGCAGCAGCCGTCCGGCGTTCAGCAGCCCCAGCAGGGCCAGCCCCAGGGCGGCCAGTGGGGCGGCCAGCAGGCGCCGCAGCAGGGCCAGCCGCAGCAGCAGCCGCAGCCCGGCGGCTTCAACGCCGAGACGCCGTTCTGATGCGCCGCCACACCCCGCGCCTCGAGGGCCCGCTCGCCGTCGAGGGCTACACGCCGCTCAACCCGGTCTCCGACGAGGACTACGAAGACGAGATCGCCTGGCTGATGCGGAACTTCTGGTACGACCGCAGCCAGCACGACCAGGATGGTTTCCTGGCCCAGGATGCCGGAAGCCCCGCATGCCTCGCGCTCGGCCACAAGCCCGTCCTCGTCGACGGCTTCGGCTACGAAGACTGGGGCGACGATCACGCCGGCAGCTTCGACGGCGAGTGGCTCTGCAAGGCCCTCACAACCGACACGTGCTGCACATACTGCGAGGGCGAATGTCAGCTCGAAATCCCCCTCCGCAAGGACTTCCTCTGGAGCCTGGTTGGGGCCGACGCGTGAGCGACACCGGGCCCGTACCCAAGAAGCGGCGACGCTCGCTCGCGACCGCCAAGGCGGCCGGCGCCGAGTTCGAACGCGTCGTCGCCGACACCCTCAAGCACCACCTCAACGATGACGGCATCGACCGGCAGGTCAAGATGGGCGCCAAGGACCTCGGGGACATCCGCGGAGTGAAGCTCCACGGGCAGCGCATCGCCATCGAGGTGAAGAACACGTCAAGCTCCAACCTCCCTCAGGCGCTGCGTGAGGCCGAGGTGGAGCGCGGCAACCTGGATGCGCTGGCCGGCGTCGTTGTCTCCAAGCGTCATGGCATCGGCTACACGCGCCCGCTCGAGCAGCTCGTCTCGATGACCCTTGGGGAGTTCATCGCTCTCCTCACGGCAAGCCGAGAGCACTACGACGAGGGAGCGGAGTCGTGATCGAGACCTTCGGCGAAGTCGTGGCCCTCGCCTGTGTCGCGATCGCCGAGTGGGCCGTCGCCTTCGTCAGCGCCCACTGGGTATGGGTCGTGGCCTGCCTGCTGATCTTCCTGCTCGCGACACTGGGGCTCGAGCTGGCCGAAGATCGCCGGCAGGCGCGACTGCTGGATCGTGCGCTCGCTCAGGGCGCAGACCGGCGCCACGACTACCGGCGTACGCCGGAGCGGCCGTGGCCCGAGCCGCACGACATCGACCGGTAGCCGTGCGCTTCTCAGCCGACATCGAAGCGGCCGTGCGTGCAGCCCTCGCCGAGAACGCCGATGCGTGCATCACGTTCCCGGAAGAGGCGTACGCCGGCCGCAAGGTGCCGGTCATCAGTCGCCCCCACGGTGCGGTGATGATCCACCGCTACCTCTACCGCGAGCTCATCGGCCCCTTGCCGACGAACCGCTTCCTCCTCGGGCCCACGTGCGGCACCGAAGGGTGCGTCAGCCCCTACCACCGGACCGTGTCGAAGCGCGCCAACGACCCCGACTTCTGCCGGAACGGCCATCGATACACGCCGGAGAACACGCTCAAGACGAAGCACGACCGGTGCCGCACGTGTCGAGATCAGCGCAACCAGCGCCGCGATCGGTACGGGGAGCCGACCCAGGCGCAGATCAATAAGGCGAAGACCCACTGTCCCGAGGATCACGAGTACACCCCGGAGAATACGTACATAACGAACAAGGGGCAACGTAAGTGCAAGACGTGTACACTCAAACGTGTAGCGACCCGACGCAACAGGATGAAGCAACTCATCCAGGAAGCAGTACCCGATGACCAACCCGACACTCCTCGCGAAGCGAGGCACGTTCACGCTCAAGCAGGAGCAGCGGATGCTGCGCCCCGTGAACGGCAACACGGTGCAGATCAAGCAGGGGAACGCCTACATCCCCGCGGTGCAGGTGCGCGCTGAGCTCGGCCGCACATTCGGCATGGGCAACTGGGAAGCCGACACCACCGACCTCGAGCTCCTGTTCGAGGTCGCCACGAAGACGAAGTCCTCCGGCGCCGACGCCTGGCTCGTCGGCTACCGCGCGCGCGTCGAGCTCCGCGTTCGCAACTACGAGGGCGAGCTCGTCTACTGCGGCTCCGCCTGGCACGTCGACTCCTCCACCCAGCCCCAGCGCGGCGACTGCCATGCGAAGGCGATCACGAGCGCCGAGTCCTTCGCTCTCCGCCGCGCCGCGCTGCCACTCGGCGACATCTTCGGCCTGCACCTCTACGCCAAGGGCAACATCACCGGCGTCATCGGCAACTCCGAGTTCATCGTCGACCACCTCATCCCCCAGGGCCTCGCCGACGGCAGCCTCGTCAAGGACCCGAACACCGGCTTCATCTACCCGAAGCCGGAGACCGCGAGCGAGGAGATCAACGACAAGGACATCGACTACGGCGACGGCACCGGCGAGGCCGGTGTCTCCGATGAGACCGACGAAGAGCCCGACGTCGATGCCGTGAACGGCGCCTTCGCCCACGACCGGGACCCGCAGCGATGAGCCTCGGCACGCTGCGCTACGTCGCGCCGCCCGTCCTGCCTGTCGACGTCGAAGGCGAGGAGTGGCCCGACCCGCTCGTCGAGCACGGTCGCGCCGTTGGTGACGCCATCATCGGGCTGCTCATCCAGCACGAGAACGACAAGCCGCGCTCCAAGCAGAAGGCACTCGGCATGTCGTCCCTCGGCGGCTGCCGCGAGTTCATCCGCGCGACCATCGCGGGCGACCCTCGGCAGGACAGCGAGAAGTGGAAGCTGGAGGCCATGGTCGGCACCGCCGTCGGCGACTACTTCGAGCAGGCGCTCGAGGCCGGCGACGAGGGTGTGACCGCACAGGCGTTCATCATGGTCGAGTTCAAGTCGGGCCTCCGTGCCGGTGGATCCGTTGACCTCCTCACGAAGACCAGCGTCATCGACCTCAAGACGCGCGACGGCCTCGGCGACGTGCGCCGTGAGGGTCCGCCGTTCAAGAACAAGGCGCAGATCTTCGGCTACCTGCAGGGCGCCATCCAGGAGGGGAAGCTCCCCGCGGACGGCGTCGGCCACCTCGTCTACATCGACCGCTCGGGCAAGGACAAGACCGTCTACGTCTGGTCACTGCAGGCCGGCACGCCCGAGTACGAGGCCATCGAGCAGGAGCTGATGAACCGGCTCCACGATGTCGCGATGGCGATCACGACCGGCAGCTCGCAGGGCTACCTGCGAGACGAGCCGATGCAGTGGTGCAAGCTCGTCGAGTGCCCCTTCCGGGACGCGTGCTGGGCGGGCTACGAGCCGGAGACCGCGATCACGCACCCGAAGATCATCGAGTCGGTGAAGAAGTACCAGATCGCGCGCGCCGACGCGAAGGACGCCGAGAGCCGGAAGGCCCACGCGCGCCAGGAGCTGATCGGCTCCGAGGGCCTCACCCCTGACGGAACGCAGGTCCGATGGGCCACGCGCGCCAACGACAAGGGCACGGTCACGAGCATGCTGACCGTTCGACCCTGACCCCACAGACCAGGCAGCCCGCCTTCCAACAGGGCATCCATCACCACCCACAAGAAGGAGCCATCATGGCCCGCAACACCGGCACCACCCCGACCGACATCGCCGAGGACCAGACGGAGACGTTCGCCGAGGACATCACCCCCGTCGAGACCGCCGAGGAGAAGCTCGCGCGCCTCCGCGGCAGCTTCGTCAAGGCGCCCGTCGCCGAGGTCGAGGTCAACCCCGCCGACGCCGCTCGCGACGAGAAGATCGCCGACCTGGAGAACCGCTTCGAGCTGTTCTTCACGAGCCTCGACGGCATCACGGCGTACGCCAGCGCCGACGCCAAGGTGAAGATGTTCACGTCGCTCGCGACCACGAAGTCGCGGGCGCTCACGGTCATCAACGGCCTCACGGACCAGCAGCTCCTCACGGCGCCGACGGAGTCCTGATGGCCCTGTCCGCCGCCGCGATCCCCAACCCGGAGCAGAAGCAGGCCCTGGCGCAGCTGCTCGCCAAGGCCAGCGAATTCGAGGAAGCCATCCTCGCACTGCTGCCCGCCGGCCGGGATCGCTCGCTCGCGATCACGCACCTCGAGGACTCGCTCATGCGAGCGAACCGCGCGGTGTTCCAGCCCCCGGTCGACTGATGGGGTTCGAGAAGTTCGTCCGCGGAAGGAAGGGGTACGCCATGCCAACGACACCCAGCCTCCGGGTCAGCAAGAACGGATCCGGCCGCTCGGGCTCCTCGACCCTGTTCCGGCTCTCGCCGGCAGCCATGGAGCACCTCGGCAGCCCCAGGTACGTGCTGATCTGGTTCGACCGCGTGCGCAAGATGCTCGCGATCGACCCGCTCGACCAGCGGGCGCCAGGCGCCTACACACTGCAGCACTTCGACTCCGGCCAGGGCACCTTCCAGGCCCCGGTCCTGTCGGCGCAGTTCGACGTGAAGGTGCCCATGCTGGCGGCGTACGAGCTTCCCGCTGAGCTCGGCGACGAGCGGCGACTACTGGTCGCGATCCAGGATCTGCTCGTTGGAGAAGAGCGCCTGCGTTCCGCAGTGAACAACGACTAGCTAGCTAGTCGCGCACGACGAAGCCCCTCGACCATCTGGCCGGGGGGCTTCGTCGTGAACCGTGGTACTCGTCTTGGTGGGACAGCCCCAGGCTACAGCGCGCGGATGATGTAGCGCACCACCTGGTACGGCTGCATGTTGTTGTGCGGCAGGCCGCCGCCACGAGCCGTGAGCTGCGACCCGCGGTAGTTGAACGTCGTCCCGCCGCCCGTCGCGTACAGCGTGCCGCCGGCCGCGTTCGAGATGATGTCCGTCGCCCCGTTCGCGAGCTCGTGCGTGTGCGACGGCATCTCCTGCTCCGTGAGGCGATGCGTGCGCTCCCCGCCCTTGACCCCCATGGTGCTGAGCTCGGGGTCGCCCGACATCCAGCCGACCGGGACGCGGCCCTGCAGGTCCGGCAGCGAGAAGCTCGTCGCCGTCGGGGCGCCGTAGGCCGTGCTGAGGACCTCGAAGAGCGCGGGGAAGTCGGTTCGCTCGCGCGCGGTGCCGTTGCAGACCAGCCAGCCGGCCGGCGGCGTCACGCCCCCGAAGGCCGTGATGGCTCCGATGGGGCTCGCGCCCTGGTTCAGGGACTGCCACGCGCCGCCCGCGCCGAAGAGGATGGCGCCAGTGTCGGTCACGTAGACCACGCGGCCGTCCTTCGCGGTCGGGAGGTTCGCCGCCGTGTAGGCGGGCAGCTGGCCCAGCGGCGTGGTGCGCAGCTGCCCGTTCGCGTCGGCGTACACCGGCGCGCCGGAGGTCGACTGCTGGCCGAAGCCCGCCAGGGACCCAGAGCCCCACGTGCCGGCCGTGGAGGGGCGCAGCGGCGCCGTCCCGGAGCCGTCGCCCACGAGCCCCACGCCGGTCGTCACGGCGCCCGGAGCGGCCGTCGGCGGGGCGCCGAAGTCCCAGTGCCCCGTCGCCTCGGTGTCGGCGACCCAGATGGGCACGTAGCCCGCGGCCAGCGCCTTCGACGGCTTCACGTCCGTCAGGTCCAGCATGCGCAGCGAGTGGGTGGCGGAGATGACCGCCGGGTCGCTCGGCGTGCCGGCGCCACGGATCGTGATCTGGATCCTGTCGGTGCTGGACGGTGATCCAGCCAGCGACGTCTTGATCTGCGTCACCCCCGAGTTCGACACCTTGAACGGCGACGCCGTCGTGCCGTTCCCCTCGACGGTGATGCCGGCGCCCGCGACGATCGTGCAACCGCAGGAGCTTCCTGCGCATCCGCATCCTCGTGCCATGTTGGTCGTCCCTTCTCTACCAGCTGATCCAGAGGTCGCCGGTCTTCCATCCGCCCGCGGGCGCGGCCGGCTGGCCCTGCTGTACGAAGACGCGGCGGCCGTTGATGCGCCCCGCGTCGAGGTTCTCCGGGTCGCTGATCTGCGAGGCCGTGTGCGTGTGCGCGGTCGGGGTGAACGCCGACGGCTTGCCGGCGAGAGTGGCCCACGTGCTCACGAGCCCTCCCGACGGCGGGGCCGCCCGAAGCTCCCCCGCGGAGTCGACGTAGATCGACAGCCCCACGGTGGAGTCGCTGCCGAGACCCGCCAGGTCTTCGGCGCCCCACTCGCCTGACGTTGCGACGCCGATCGGCGACGCTGCCGAGCCGATGCCGCGGATCCCGCGCGTGGTGCTGACCGCGCCGGCCGGAGCGACGGGCGGCGGCCGGAACTCGAAGTGGCCCTCGAGCCCGCCGGCCGGCGCCACCCACACGGGGACATCCCCGGTCGTGGGGCCCGCCGGGTCGTTCACGTCGGTCAGGTCCTGCAGGCGTGCGGTGGTGTCGGCGCGGAACGTGAGCGGGTCGTCCGGCGTGCCGGATCCCGTGAGGGTGAAGTTGACCGAGTTGGTGTCCAGCACCCGGATGCCGGTCAGCAGGGCCGAGGTGCCGTTCTGGATCAGGAACGGGTTCGACGTCGAGCCGGAACCCGACACCTCGATGCCGTTCCCGCCGACGATCCGCACGTCGTTCACCGACGTGCCGCAGCATCCAGCAGCCATGTCCTACCTCGCTTCCCTGGTACAGCCTAGGCGCTGCATCAGAACTTGATCACGGAGATCAGCCCGGCGGGCGCCGCGACCGTGGGGATCTTGAACGTCGAAGCCGAAGGGGCGCCGAAGCGGTCGCCGAGCACGTCGAAGAGCTGCGGGTACACGTCGCGCTCCAGCGTCCGCCCGTCGGCAGGGACCCAGCCGTTCGGGGCCGTCGCGTGTGCGAGGAAGCGGACCTCGCCGATGATGGTGGTGCGCGTCACGCGGCGCTCCTGCGCACCGATGCGCTTCGTCATCTGGCGCAGGACGTTCTCGCCGGTGATCTCGAGCGGGCCGCCCATCAGTCGTCCCCCTCGTCCTCATCAGCCTGCGCCGCGGGGCTCAGGGTGACGCTGATCTTCTCCCCGTCGCCGTCCTCCCGGACCTTGACCGTGCTCAGCTTCTCCATTTGCGAGAAGGTCCGCACCGGGTGGGCGATGCGCAGCGGCATGTGGACGCCGGGGACGAGGTGCTCCATCCGCAGGGTCTCGTTCAGCACGAGCTGCGTGTTGTCTGGGATCCGCAGCATCACGGGAGCCGGGTTGCGGCCTCGCAGGTTGCGCTCCGACTGCGACTGCAGCTCCTTCTGAGACGGGCGCTCCTCATCGCTGTCCTCGTCGTAGGCAGTGAACAGCGTCTCGATCTCGCCGTAGAACGGGTCCACGCCGCCCGAGATGCCATACACCCCCTTACCGTCCGTACTCGCCGCGATGGTGGTGAGCTCGGCGCCGTACTCGGTCAGCCGAGGCTCGCCCAGGAAGTCGGTCCGCACCAGCGTGCGCGTCTGGCCGATCGAGCGGGATGTGTCCCAGATGATGATCGAGCGGCCGACCGTGGTGTAGTCGATGCCCTGCTTCGCTGCCGAGTTGTCCAGGTGCTCCCAGACGTTGAGCTCGTACTTCTCGGTGACCATCGCGGTCTTCGCGTCGGTGTCGGGGTGGTCGTAGGTGCGCAGATGGGGCACTACGTTGACGCCGGGCGCGATGGCTTCCTTGCGCGCGAGCTCGGCGCGGATGATGCGCGCCATGCGCTTGATGACCGTCTCGACGTTCGGGTGCGCCGAGCTGTACTTCGCACGCATGATCGTCTTGTACAAGTACCACGTCACGTCCTGGCAGCTGATCTCCATGCCGTCGCCCTCGTAGGCGATGTTGGTGATCGGGCCCTCCCATACGCGCTCGCCGTTGCGGAAGACGACGATCTCGTGTCGACCCGTCGAGAGCAGGCCCAGCAGCTTCGCCTGCGGCGCCGCATCCGCGATCTTGATCTCGCAGGTGCTGCGGTCGTCACGAACGCGAGACCAGTCCACAGAGACCAGGCTCGTGATCTCGTCGATGCGGCGCTGGCCTCCGCGGTCGTACGCGAAGACGCGGTTCGTGGTCAGGGTCACGTCACGCCTCCCTCGTCGACAGCCAGAGATCCATCCGCGCGAGCGGCGGCACCGTGCCGTCCGCGTTGCGCCCGATGTCGACTGCGATGAGGTGGGGGATCCCGCAGGAGAGCTCGGGCCACGTCATCGGCTCCCCGCCCGTGCCGTAGAGCACGTGGTTCGCCGACGTCGGCGCCTTGCCGTCCACCATGACCGATGCGTAGTGCGAGCGCGAGTCGATCGCGATGCGGGTCTTCGCCGGCAAGTAGGAGATCACGAACTCCGAGCACCACGAGCACGGGTCGATGCGGCTGCCGTCGTAGCCGAACGGGTTTGGGAAGATGCGGACGCGCACGTTCCTCACGGGCCCGGCTCCCGTGGTGTCGAGCCACAGGACCGGCATCGTCTTCGCCCAGCCGGCGACCTCGTTCGCCGGCACCGAGATCCACCGGCGCTCCCAGGACTCAGGCACCTGGAAGCCGCAGGACTCCAGGATCGACGGCGGTCGGGGTGGCGCCAGCAAGGGCGCACAGAACGGGTCCTGCAGGACGGACTCCACGGGGGTGCTGCCGCAGTTGGTCTCCTGGTCGTTGATGACGGTGGGGACGATCTCCCCCAGGTCAGGCACGTCCATGTCGATGAGCGACGTGAAGCTGTACGGGTTCTCCGCCACCAGCAGGAACTCGACCTCGATCAGCGCGACGTCGCAGCCGGCCAGCTTCACGCGACGCGTCTCGCGCGGGCCCTCGATGCAGCGCACGTCGTGCATGGTGCGCACGTACCGCTCGATGCAGGCAGTCGGGTCAAGCGGCTCGAACTGGAAGGACGAGAAGTTGCCAGGCGGCAGGACCCCTTCGGTGACGCGCAGGAACGGGCGCCACTCCGAGTCCTCGAAGCTGGTCGTGAACACCTCGCTGTTCCAGAACGACATGCGAGAAGGCGAGTCGTGGACCTTGCCGAGCCAGCTGATGTTGTAGGCCACGCGCTCGCTCGACCCGTCGAAGTAGCCGTAGTAGGCGGCGGCGGTCTCCAGCGACGCGTGGTCGATGTCGAAGGTGGCGTTCGCGAGCACGGAGATGCGCGCGCTGCGTGCGTCCGCAGCCGTGATGACGTAGGGAGCCCACTGGTCCGTGAGAGGGATGTCGCGCACCGTGGTGGATCCGATGTCGCTCTCGAGCACCATCGTCGCCTTGGCGTTCGGAATCGCAGAGCGCAGCCATACGGCGCCGACGGCGTTCCCCACAGGGGTGTCCGTGCGGTCGGAGCGGATCATCGCGATCGTCGACTGGCCGAACACGCCGAACGCCCCCTGGTAGGGGTCTCCGTTGATCCACGCGTAGGACCACTCGTTGACGAGCTCCCCCTGGATCCCGCCGCCGTACGGGCCCTCGCCGAACGGAAGCGAGCCGTAGCCGCGCGAGTACGCCTGCGTCTGCCCGGTGAAGAACGCGCCCTTCTCGCTGCCCACCTCTGCCAGGAAGCCGTCAGCCGCGACGTATCCGCCGACGGTGTCGGGTGTCGCCTCGATGCGGACCGTCGCGCCCTGCTGCAGCGTGCCGGTGAGCACGACCTCGAACCACCCGCTCCCCGAGGTGGGGAGAGTGGCGACACCCGTTCGGCGGCCGTCCGGGTTCGTCAGCGTCACCTCCACGTTCGACAGGCGCGGCGCCAGGCGGAAGGAGACGGTCCCCTGCTGCGGCCCCGCCACGGGCCCCCGCAGGGTGTTCTGGATGTAGACCCGCGGCTGCGTCTCGCTCGCGCGCGCAGCCGCGACCTGGCCGCCTGTGGGGCTGGTCGGATCCGCGCGGTACTCGACGCCGCCGGCCGTGCTGTCGGTCTCCCAGCCGGCGGCCTGCGGGTCGAAGTTCATGTTCCCGTCGGGGAAGTAGTTGAACCGGCGGATGGGCGCGTTGTGCTGGCGCACCTGCAGGTACTCTCGCTCGTCCACGCCACCCGAAGTCCGAACGACGAGGTCCGCATCGGCCGCTGTCCAGCGGAGCGCCCCCCTCTTGAACGTGGGGTTCGGGAGGTAGTTGGTCCGCTGCAGCAGGATGGGGCCCGACTTGTCGCGCACGCCGGGCCCGTTGAGCTCGAGCGCACCCCACTCCACGATGGTGCCGTCGCGGAACGGGAAGTTCCACACGGCGGTCGCCGGCCCGATCGTGCGCGGCAGGCGGAACGACAGGGGCGAGTTCGACGGAGTCACGTCGCGGTACTGCTGGTAGGAGGACACCTGCCGCTCGGGGTCGATCGCAGTCGAGCAGACGCGCGGCGGCGAGACGAAGTATTCGAGGTCCGACGTGCCACATGCGCCGTCGTGCTGGCCGCAGCCGCCAGAGCGCAGCGCGGCCGTCAGCCAGGAGCGGCCGACCTCCAGGGCCGCCTCGTCGTGGCCCACGAGCAGCGCCTTGACGCGGATCTCCTTCGTGGCCTCACGCGGCTCGGAGACCATGCCGCCGTCGGCCATCGTCTCGGTCACGGACGCCGTCCTGGTCGAGTCCCGGACGCCCTGGATGTCCAGCGGGTAGGCACCGTAGAAGCCGAGGCTCGCGAGGTTCTGCTCATCCACCCACGGCGCGTTGTCCATGACGGGCGACTCGTACGGCTCGTCCCGCAGGGCCTCCTGTAGGTCGGCGTCCGCGTGCACGTCAGTGAAGTTCAGCTGGGGCAGCTGGTGCTTGATGTAGGCCGCCGTGCGCGCGGAGTTGAGGATCTCGTTCCCCGCGAGCCCGAGGTAGCCGTTGAACATCCAGGTCTCCTATACCGAGCCGCGCGCGAGGGTGTCGAACACCTGAGCGGCCACCGTCTTCGCGTCGCGCGCCTGAGTGTTCACGACGACACTACCCTCCGCGAACGTGGTGACCTTCTGGGGTCCGCGACTGCCGCCGCCGTCCAGCGGGTTGCCGCCGGAGTTGGGCACGCGCTTGCCCTGCGCGACCGCGGACAGCGCGCGCACAGCCGGGTCCACCTGCGACAGCGGGCGATCCAGGGGCACGACCGCCTCGGGCCCCGCCTCACCGATGATGCGCGCCTGGGCGCGGTCGAACATGCCGCCCGTCGCGGTGAAGGGCAGCGCCGGCAGCTTGATGAGGTTGGAGAAGTTGAGCGCCCCGGCAACCTTCGAGGCAATTCCGGAAATGGCTGACATGATTCGCGAGGGCAGGTCCTGAAAGAAGCCAACAGCCCGGTCGATGAATCCCTTGACGCCATCAAGAGCGTCCCGGATTCCATCAATCGCCGCGCGAACTTTATCCTTCGCGGCATTGACGGCCGCACCGATGGCGTCACGGGCAGCCTGGAACGCCTGCCCCCAGATACCAAGCCCAGCCTTAGAAGTGTCGATCGAGGACTTAATGAAGCTGATTACCGAAGAAAAGACGTCCTGGATCCCCTTTACCGCTGTGTCAATTACTTCCTTCGGGACCGCCATGCTTGACGCCCAGTCGGCAAAAGCAGAAATCACGTCTGCAATAACCTGAATCACGTCGCCGACCGCCGGGAGGATTGCCACAATAACGCCGATGATCCCCTCGATGATCGGGGTCAGAATAGCAATGGCGCCCGGCAGGTTGTCGGCGAACAGCTGCACCAGATCGGTGATTGCCGGCAGCAGGGGGAG